TTATGTTTTCGGCCTTAACAGAGGTAGAAGGGGATTTATACGGAAGGTCTGAGACACAGAGAAAGGTAGATGTAAATACTCCTGAAGGTTGGGCTGAGAAAGCTGGGAAAGAGATGGATGATGTAGCTTCATTCTCCAGAAGGTTCCCACTGTTGACTAGACATCTATCTAGCAACGATCAAAGAGCTAATAGACGAGTAGGCTGGATGATAGTTGATGCGCTTACTGATAACGATGATTACAACTCTATGCTCAAAGAGCTTGAGGCAATGTACGGTGAACTTGGGTCAGAGAATCTAAGAGAGTATCGAGAGATAGTAGACGAAAATTTTGAGCGAGAGATGTTAAAGAGGCTCGGCATTTGGTGGGAAAGGCATAGCAATCTTTCTTGGAGAAACAAGGGGACTATTTTCGGAGAGACGCCTAATGCGTCAGCTAGTTATTGGGGGCCGGGGAAAAATCCTTGGGTAAACAGGTAAAATAAATGGCAAAAGAAAGAGTAACAGAAGAAGAACTGGTCACACGCATAAGGGGTGAGGTCACAAGTTCTTTGGGCTACATGGGAGATACGATCTCCAAACAGCGTGAACAGGCCATGGATTATTACTATGCCCTGCCGTTTGGTAATGAGGTAGAAGGTCGTTCCCAGTTCGTAGACTCCACAGTTTCGGATACCATAGAGTGGATTAAGCCCTCTCTGATGAGGGTGTTTGCTTCCGGTGATGAGATGGTTAAGTTCAACCCTGTTGGCCCTGAAGACGTCCCTGCTGCTAAACAGGCCACAGATTATGTAAACTACATATTCATGCGGGATAATCCCGGATGGGAAATAATGTACTCTTGGTTTACCGATGCGCTATTAAGCAAAAACGGCATAGTCAAAGTCTGGTGGGATGAAACAGACGAATGGGATAGAGAGGAGTATAAGGGTCTTACAGAGATAGAGTTTGAGTCTCTAGTTTCCCGTACAGATGTAGAAGTCATTGAGCATACTGTCGTAGAAGAAGATGGTGTAGAAGCTCAGATGACAGAAGAGATGCAGGAACCCGTTGTCTTGCACGATGTTGTTATTACCCGTAATGCCGGAAAGGGAAAGGTTGTCATAGAGAATGTTCCTCCTTCTGAATTCCTGATCTCTAGAGAATCAAAGAATATACAGGACGCCCGTTTTGTATGTCACCGTGTAAAGAAGACCTTATCCGAATTAAAGGAGATGTATCCGGACGAAGATATTGATCCGGAAACCCTTGGTGGTGGAGGGGGCGATTCTGGTATGATGGCCTTCTCTGCTGAACGACTTGCTCGTTATCGTTATGATAATTCAGCAAGCAACTTTGGCGGTTGGGGTGATGCTGATGTAGCTGATGAAGAAGGTCTGAGAGAATATTGGCTGCATGAGTGCTATCTAAAAACAGACTATGACGGTGACGGCATTACAGAGTTGAGAAAACTTTGTGTTGTAGGTGATAAGGTTCTTGAGAATGATGAAGTAGATTTTATTCCTTTTATCTCCTTAACCCCCATAAAGATTCCGCACAAGTTCTTTGGTCTGAGTATTGCTGATCTTATAATGGATCTTCAGCTCATTAAGAGTACTCTGATGCGAAACCTCATGGACAACATGTACAACCAGAACTTTGGTAGGTTTACAGTCCTAGAGGGTCAAGCAAACTTAGACGACCTGTTGACCCAACGACCGGGAGGTATAGTCAGGGTTAAGTCTCCGGGCGCAGTACAGAGGCTTGACACACCAACCTTAGAACCCTACTCCTTTCAGATGCTTGAGTATCTTGATGGGATAAGGGAGTCTAGGGCTGGCATATCCAAACACTCTCAGGGTCTTGATGAGAACGCTTTAAAATCCCACACCACCGCAACAGCCGTTGCCCAAGTGATGAGTGCAGCACAGCAGAGGGTAGAGCTGATTGCGCGCAACTTTGCAGAAACCGGTGTCAAGGAATTAATGCGGGTTATATACAGTCTTGTACAGAAGAATCAGGACAAACAGAGAGTTATCCTTCTCCGAAATGAGTGGGTTCCTGTAAGGCCTGATATGTGGAGAGACAAGATGGACTGCACTATCTCTGTAGGTCTTGGAAACGGAAACAGGGATCAGCAGCTCATGCACCTTTCAGCTATCCTGAGTTTTGCAGGACAGGCCATGCAGGGTGGAATGAATGTTGTTAATGAACAGAACATGTACAATATAATGGCTGCTATGGTAAAGAATATGGGATTCCAGAATGTTGGGGATTTCCTGACAGACCCATCTCAAGTGCCGCCGCCTCAACCATCCCCAGAGGAGATAGAGGCAGAATCAGAGCGCAAAATAAAGCAGGGCGAATTGCAAATTAAAGCCGCAGAAATTCAGATCAAACAGCAGAAGCTACAGTTAGATGCCGCTAAACTACAGGCTGATACGGCAATGAAAGTAGCAGAGATAAAGCTGGAAACAGAACAGAAGCGGCCTGTAGGGATAGGATAATGCCATACGGCCCCGGAACATACGGAAGACAGGTGGGAAGACCGCCTAAGAAAAAAGTAAAAAAGGTAAAGAAGGCTAAGAAGAAAAGCTGATGCCTGAAGACCACGATCAATTAAGAAGAGAAGGCGATGCCACTCTTCTGATGAACAACGCTCTTTATATAGAGTCGTTTGAAGTTCTAAGAGAAGACTTAATGAACCGCTGGACACAAAGTGGTTCGAGTGAATTGGAGGCCAGAGAGTCAATCTGGCTTGCAATGAGATTCCTAGACCGCATACAGGGTCATATAAAGTCCATAGTTGAAACTGGCCACATGAACAAAGTATTGGAACAGCAACACCCATTCATTTAAGGAGAATCTAAGATGGCGGATACGCAAGAAGCCCCGCAAGCACCGGCTGGATTACAGCCAATCCCCGCGCTCGGCGGAAGTATAGACGAAGCGCAAGAAGCATTACTCAGCTTGATGGAACCTGAAGAGGCAACTCCGGAAACTGAGGAAGCACAACCTACTGAAGAAGAAGAGTCTACTGAGGAAGCTCAAGACGAATCATTGGAAGAGGAACCCGAAGAGGAAGAAGAAGTAGAAGAGGCCTCTGAGGAACCTGACGAAGAAGCAGAAGAAGAGGAACTTGTATATGCTGTCACTGTAAATGGTGAAGAGCAGGAAGTTACCCTCGACGAGCTTATGAAAGGCTATTCACGCCAGTCAGATTACACGAAAAAGACTCAAGACATATCTGAGCAAAGGAAAGAATTTGAGGAACTGTCAAAACAGTACACCGAGGAGATTTCCCAGATACAGAATGAAAGGGGTCAGTACGTTCAAGCACTTGAACATGCAATTAAAACTTCATTATCAGGCGCGGAACAATTTGCCAACATAGATTGGGATAGACTCCGCTCAGAAGACCCTGTGGAATTCGCCCTTAAAAAAGACGAATACCGGGATTTGCAGGATAAGGTGCGACAGAATCAGCAAGAACAAGCCAGCATACAGCAAAAGCAGCAGGAAGACTACCGTAAAAACCTGAAAGAACATCTCAAGAGAGAGAATGATCTTTTATTGGAGAAGATGCCTGAATGGGGTGACCCCAAGAAACAAAAGGGTATAGCGGAAGGTATCCGGTCTTTTGCCAAGAATGCTGGATTCTCTGATGAAGAAATCGGTGGCTTATCGGATCATCGCTCCTTGATTATGATACACAAGGCTAAACTTTATGACGATCTGCAAAAGGCAGATGTAAAGTCCAAGAAAGTAAAGAACAAGCCTAGAGTCGTAAGAGCGGGATCGGGTGTTCGGAAAGGCGCTGAACAAAGGTCAAAACGTACTAATACAATGAATCGGCTCAAGGAATCGGGGCATATAAATGACGCCACTGCATTACTTGAGGACTTTGTAGACATTTAACTAAAGGAGGGGAATGCTATGGCAGTTCCTACGAATACTAGGGAAACCTATGGTGCTGTGGGCATCAGGGAAGACCTATCAAATATTATATACAATATCAGTCCTACGGACACGCCGTTTCTTAATGGTTGTGGTCGTGGTTCCGCTGATAACACCACTTTTGAATGGCAAACAGACGAGCTAAAGGCAGCCGCTAATAACATGCAGATTGAGGGTAACGACTATACTTCAACTGCTGCGACTGAGCCACGCCGTCTGACGAATTTCACCCAAATCTCCGCAACGCAAGTCCAAAGTTCAGGAACTGCGGAAGCGGTCGATTTTGCCGGTCGAAAGTCAACTCAGGCTTATCAGTTAGCCAAACGCGCTAAAGAAATGAAGCGTGATATGGAGTTTATGCTGCTTGAGGGTACAGTTAAGTCCATTGGTTCTTCTGGTGCTGCTAGAAACACCGCTTGTTTTTCAACTTGGATTGGTACGACTGTGAACGCAACGTCAAATGTTGTTGCCGCTTCTACCGGTCTTGGTTTGACTAACAATGGTAGTAGCTCTCCTGTTGTCGGCCCAGACGGTACTACAGAAGCTGGTACAGGTGGCGCTGATACAGCCATTACCATTGCCTTGGTCAACAATGTTGCTGAACGCATATGGAATTTGGGTGGGACACCAGATACCATTCTGTGTGATGGCACAGTAAAAGGTACTATCAGTAGCTCAACTGTTGGT